TTCATTCTTCTTATCTTTTATGGCATGGAACCATTTCCAGACAAGCCAGCCGGACTGTAACACAATGTAGAGCAAGGTAGCAACTGCCACCCATTCATTCAGAGTCAGACCACCAACAGTCACAGCCGTTGTAATAGCTACAGGAGGAGTTGCTTTTGCAACCTCTACCAGTACGTCTGACTTCTGTTCAGGTGTCATCTCTCAATCCAACTTACAGTATCTTCATCCCATGAGTACATTTTACCGTCAGTTGGCATCGCTATGGGAGCCTCCCACTGCGCGGCTGCGTTGAGAATCCAGCTAGCAAAGGGCTTAGGCGGAACAAACGCGTCAATGTCTGCTCTGTAGGTATAACCTATCCCTGCGTAGTTTTTCCTGATGTTGCCGTTGTAGCTGGTCTGCTTCCATACACCACCGAGAATCTTCTCTAGGTGTGCGGCACCGATATGCTCTTTCTCAACACCGGAAGCATCAGCCGTGTCTTTGTTGTCCACTACGACAACCTGCGTGACGATGTTGTTTTCGTCCAATTTACAAAAATGAGCCATTATTAACCTCTTGCAAATATTCCGTGGAATTTGTGTCTTGCTTCAATAGCGACCAATTCAGCAAATTCAATGTCTTCAAAATAACCTATCAATTTGCGTTTTTTATCAACCGTTATTTGGACGCTCCATTTTTTGCATCCTTTGTCAAAATAAACGTTTTTTATTCCTGATTTATTGTTGACATGAACCCTTCGGTTTAAACAATTTTGGCTTTGCGTAACGTCTCGCAAATTTTCAATTCTATTGTCAGACCGGTCATTGTTTGCATGATCTGTTATTTTGGGGAGATATCCGTGGTGGTACAAAAATACAAGCCGATGTAGCGGATAGACTTTCCCATCGACACGCATCCTAATATACCTATGGCCGCCCTTTATAGGCGTAAATTTTGGTTGATAGCCTTGCTTTGCATACAGAAACCCATCACGATACTCAAACAGCTCTTTTAGGCGTTCTTGAGTAACCATTAAGCCTCCAATTTCAATCCGGTTAAATCCATCTCTTCCCCTACGACACCGACAGGGAAGGTATTAAAACTAAGTGAGATTCTTGTGTCATCGCCTTTGACTTCAGGAACCATGTGAGTCAGTGACGACGGAAACAGAATCAGCTTGCCAGCAGTGGCTTCAAACCACCAAGACTCTGAGTTGTACGGGTTCCACTGCTCAGGCGGAAACTTGATCTGCTGCCAGCCATCACGGTAGAAGTAAATCCTGTCATCAGGGTTAGTCTGCACATAGAACACACCTGAGATGTAACTATTAGGATGAGCGTGTTTGTGGTGGTACTGACCTTGCTCTGAGTAGTTGCACCAGCTTTGCGTGACTCTAAGGCTTACATTGTGCTTAGGATTGACTGTGGACTTGAAGTATTCGCCGACAGCGTCCTCAATGAACGATCTTAAATTCGTCAGCACAGGGCTGCGAAGTACGAAGTTATCAGTGCTTGTAGTGTTTCCCTGATTCGGCCTTGTCTGCAACTCACGGATGAAGAACAGCTCTTCATCTGACAAGGGGCGACCTAACTCAGCAAAGCCGACAGGAGTCGGAAAAAGATTATGCAACTGCACGCTCGAACTCCTCTTTGGCTATGCCCATCTCTTTGAGTTGCTCGTCGGTGTAGATCGTAGGGATGCTGTCCTCAAACTCTCTGATCTTGTCGATCACCCAGTAGACCTCTTCAATACTCGGACAAGGCCTAGGATCATCCCAACGTGTGAATACGTTGTTAGAGATTTCCCACTTAGCACCAGGACGTAGTAGGTGCATGGCTGTGTCGATACCCAGAAATTTATAAACTTTTGTAGTCATGTTATTGATTGATTTTGATGATTACGATACCGGAGCCACCGTTGCCGCCTGATGGGCCCGGGGCTACTCCTGCGCCACCGCCGCCACCGCCAGTGTTTGCGGAGCCAGGGCTTCCTGCCGCAAATCCACTTGCACCATTTCCTCCACCGCCAGTGCCGCCTGTGCCAGCAGCCCCAGGTGCGTGACAAGAACCGCCGCCACCGCCCGCGTAAGTTACAGATGATCCGGTTATCGACGAAGCACTGCCAGCCCCACCGTTACCACCTCCAGATGGCCCACCATTTGAACCACCTGCGCCAGCACCACCACCACCTCCAGAACCGTATGGCGCTCCAACCAAAGCGGTTCCACCATTACTTCCTTGAGACGGACTGACGCTAGGTGTATTCCCTGTGCCACCCGCACTTGATGTGTTGCCAGCAGCGCCGCCTCCTGATCCTCCGTTAGAACCGACGGATGAGCCGACTGCATTGTTACCGCCAGCACCTCCACCGGCAGAAGTAATGGTGCTAAACACAGAATTGCTACCGGACACAGATGCAACAGGCGCACTTGTGCCTCCATTACCGCCGCCACCAACGGTAACCGTGTAGTCAGTCCCTGCCGTAACTGCTAATCCGGTTCCAGTTCTATATCCTCCGGCTCCGCCACCACCACCAGTGGAATAGCCACCACCTCCACCACCCGCAACCACAAGGTAGTCAACAGAGGTCACACCCGTAGGACATTTCCACGTAGTCGTTCCTTTGAATACGAAGACCGTTTGTGATGGTACGGTGTACTTTAGGATGACGATACCGGAGCCGCCTGCGCCGCCTACCGCCGCCGCGTAAGCTGGAGAACCTTTGCCGCCACCACCGCCACCACCACCTGTGTTTACAGTTCCTGACGTACCTGCACCAGTTCCAGTATCAGAACCGTTTCCATCACCACCACCGCCTTTTTGAGAAGTTGTGGCAGTACCACCACCAAGACCTGCCGTTACGTTTCCGTATGCTCCGCCACCACCACCACCAGCATAGTAAACAGAAGAACCAGTAATAGACGATGAACTAGCTAAACCACCGTTTCCTCCGGCAGAAGGGTTTTGTCCAGGTTGCCCTGCTCCGCCGGCTCCGCCGCCACCACCACCAGCACCGCTAGCCCCGTTTCCGCTTCCACCAGCGCTACCTTGACCTGATGGAGAAGCCGCTCCACCTGGGCCACCTAAAATACCACCCCCTCCAGAACCACCTGGCCTGCCACTACCATTGACAGGTAGGTATCCTGGTGCGCCGCCACCACCGGCTGATGTAATTGACGCTGGCGATCCTATAGAAGATAAACCACCATCACCACCCGTATTAGTTGTATTTGATGGTGAACCGCTTGCGCCGCCAGACCCAACGGTAATTGTGTAGTCAGTCCCCGCAGTAACCGACAATCCGGTACCAGTCCTAAACCCTCCTGCGCCGCCTCCACCGCCGTATGCGCCACCACCACCTCCGCCACCAGCAACCACAAGATACTCAACCTCTGTAACACCAGCAGGGCAAGTCCAAGTAGATGTGGCTGTGAAGGTTTGGACGATGGTGTAGCCAGCCGAGCTTCCAGAAAAGGAAGCGGCAATCATTGCAGATAAAACGCCAGTCATCAGGTCACCCCTGCACCAGAAACATACCAAGTATCGGTAGCTGTTTTAAGGCACGTTGCCAGACCTTTAGTTGCTACCGTTCTATTACCCGTTGCCCCATTAGCTAACTGGAACGTCACACCAGCACCAGAGATCGTAAGGTTTCCTGAGTTGTCGTTGACAACCAAAAGTGTTGTTCCTACGGGAAACGCTACAGACGAATTGGTAGGTACTGTAAGCGTAGCTGTAGATCCACCAGTGAAGATCACATGCTTACCAGAATCCGTAAGCACCAATGTATAAGAAGAAGCCCCACCAGAGGTCTGTGGAGCCGTTCTAAAACCAACCGAATTTGTCCCATCTACCGTACAGTTACTTAGTGTTCCTGATGTTGGTGTGCCTAGTACAGGAGTCACAAGCGTAGGACTGGTTGCGAAAACTAAAGCCCCAGATCCAGTCTCGTCAGTCACTGCAGAAGCTAGATTAGACGATGATGGAGTGGCAAGCCATGTGGCTACACCCGTTCCCAGGCCCGTGATATTGCCTACTGCTACAGACCCCGCTGTTTGCTTAAGCGAACCCGTGGAATCAAATGAACCGTCAGTCGTCCAGGTATCGTTTGGCTGAAGTGTTACCTTCGCAATCTGTCGGCTCGTAGAACCACTAGAGTTGTTGTAGGTAATCGTGACCGTTACCGCAGCGGTATCTTTATTTTGAATAGTGATCCACTTGATAACCCGTCTTGTTGATGCTGCTGGAGAGCTAACAACCGTCACCGCGCTTGTGCCGTTTAACGCACCGTCACTTGCGCCTTCAGTAAGCGACGATGATGTACTGTCAGCGTACGCAACTGTATATTCAGGGTTACTGGTAGCCGCAGCCCCAGACATAACTGCCTGAATCGTTTTAGTTGTTGCATCAAGAACTAATGTTCCCATTGTCTTTCCTTAACTAAGAAACCATGCAAAGTTTTGCGCTGTTGAACTACCACCGCTTACAGATGCCCATGACAAATTACCAGACCCGTCCGTGGATAAATATTGACCGCTAGAACCTGCGCTAGACGGGAAGGTCAGCGTTGTCGTTCCTGATGACGCAGCCTTAAGCGTAACCGAGGCTGACCCAGAAGCACCGTAGGTTAGCTTGACACCCTTACCAGAGCCACCCGTGTTTACAAGGTCAATAATCCCGTCTGCATAAACAGAACCGTCTGCCGCTAGATAACCCTGCCCTACTAAAACACTCGTCCAGTAAAGCGCAGAACCCTGCTTGATGACCTTACCGCTTGTTCCGCTAAAGACAGCGATGAAATTATCTGTTGAAGAACTTGGGCCAGTTACGTCACCACCACCCGCAGGCGTAGACCAAGACAATGCTCCCGATCCGTTGGTCTTTAGAAACTGACCGCTAGAACCATCTGCGTCAGGTAGCGTAAACGTGACATTAGCCGCAACAACATCAGGACTCTTGAGGCCAATGTAGTTCGACGAGTTAAGGTCTGCAAAACGAACCGCGCCCGTAGAACCTACTTGTACGTTAGAACCATCCCAAGTTAGGTTTGCAGATGCTCCAAAAGATCCTGAGTTGTTGAACTGGATTTGTGTGTTAGATCCGCCAGGAGTCGCAGACAACGAAGCCCATGCAAGCGTTCCAGACCCGTTTGTTGTTAGTGCCTGGCCGTTAGAACCGTCAGCACTTGGGAGCGTATAAGTTACGTTAGACGCAACCGTATTGGGAGCCTTGATGCCTATGTAGTTGCTAGAATCAAGATCCGCTAAACGAATCGCACCTGTAGCACCTAACTGGACATTAGAGCCGTCCCAAGTAAGGTTTGCAGAAGCACCAAATGCACCAGACGAATTAAACTGGATCTGAGTGTTTGACCCCGCGGGATTTCCTCCGGCAGCACCCCAAGACAATCCACCAGACCCGTCAGACGTTAGGACGTTTCCATTCGTCCCGTACGAGGTCGGGAACGTGTAGGTTTGCGTCGAGGTAGATGCAGAGCTCGATGGTTGTAGACGTAGCGTCTTTGTGCCTGACCCTGCGTCTGCTGACTGGAGTTCAAGATACCCAGAAGTTCCTGCGCCTGTATTGGCAGTGACCTGCATGTAGCCAACAAAGGAACCCTGACCCGTGTCTGTGATGCTTGCAGACGAACTCTGAATGAGTTTGCCTGTCGTGCCATCAAACCTTGCGATTCGGTTATCCGTCGCGCTACTAGGCCCAGAAACATCACCTGCCGTTAAAGTTGCAAACTCAAGCGCAGAACCACCAGAGTTAACCTTTAAGTATTGATTGGCAGAGCCTAGCGAAGATAATCCTGTGCCGCCATTACCAACAGGAAGCGTTCCCGTAACGCCAGTCGTTAAAGGCAATCCCGTTGCATTGGTTAGCGTACCCGACGAAGGTGTACCTAGCGCACCGTTCCTCGTCACAATGGCCCCTGTAGAGCCTGTATTGACCGCTAGGGCGGTTGCTACACCAGTACCTAAACCAGACACGCCAGTCGAGATTGGGAGGCCCGTAGCGTTCGTTAACGTGCCTGAAGAAGGTTCCCCAAGTGCGCCGCCGTTAAGAACAAATGCTCCAGCAGACCCTACGCTGACAGCCAAGGCATTAGCTACATTTGTGCCTAAACCCGATACGCCCGTTGAGATCGGAAGTCCTGTGACGTTGGTTAACGTACCTGAAGAAGGCGTTCCTAATGCGCCGCCTGGGACAATGTAGTCCGTTCCAGCAGAAGCAGCAGTAACAACACCAGAGGTCGCTTTTAAGACACCAGTGGTTGTGGCCGCACGAATGACCTTTCCTGTGCTTCCGTTGAAGATTGCTAACTGTGCGTCTGTCGAAGAAGCAGGGCCAGATACATCGCCGCCAGTAGAAAGCGTTGCAAACTCTAAGGCTGTCCCACCTGAGTTAACGCGCAGAACCTGAAGCGCAGCACCTAACGAGTTAAGGCCCGTCCCACCAGACGTAACAGGAATCGCTGTTCCGTTGTAGGTGAGCGAGATATTTCCTGACGAGGTAATGGCAGAACTTGCAGTTAAGAACGCAGGAGGCGTAATACCTACCGATGTGACCGTTCCTGCGCCTGTTACAGACCCCCACTTAACACCGCCTGTCTGCGTCGAGTCAGCAATAAGGATCTGCCCATCAGTGCCTACAGGAACGCGAATATTCGTTGTCCCTGAGTTGGCAATGATGTCGCCTTTTGTCGTTGTCGGGGCTAGAGCATTGAACGCTGCGTCTTTTGAACTTTGCCCAGTGCCTCCCGATGTGATCGGAATAGACCCTGTTAGCTTGGTTGCAGATAGTGAGGTAATCCACGCAGGATCAGCATAAGACCCAGATGTATAAACACCGTTGGTTACGGTTGCCGCGTTGATATTCCAACTACCACTAGCACCAGAACCTGATGTTGTGACAAACGCACCAGAAGAACCTACCGCTATCCCTAGAGCAGTAGCAACATTCGTTCCTAGCCCCGTAACGCCTGATAGCGGCATTCCGGTGGCATTGGTAAGGGTAATGCTCGATGGTGT